GGAGCTAAAGAAAACAAAGCAGATAGAGAATCTACTAAGCAAGAAAAGATTAACGCACTTAGAACAATCATTGATGAGTCTAATGACGAAGCTATCATTAAACAGGCGCGAGAAAAGATTGATGAGGTAGATGCTGATAGCGAAGAGAAAAAAATAATTAAGCAAGAGAACGCTCAAGAGAAGCAAGCTAGGGGAAAGTTATTGGTAGACCCTGAAACGGGTGAGGAGTACGATACAGAGACAGACTTAAAGAGATACAATAAAGATTTGTGGGAACAAAACTTTGGTGAGGGGTCTGATTGGTACGAAAGTCACAAAGAAGAGAAAGAGGTAGAGAGTCTTCTTAGAAAGAAAGTTCAACAGATGAAGGACGAGAAGATGAATTATACAGGTAGAAACTCTGACGGAAGCGTAAAAAGATTTGGGGCAACGGGTACAAAGAAAACTCAAAGGTTTGGAGCAAGCGGTAAGGGTAAAGTTAAAAGATTTGGTTCTTAGGTAAAGCGTATATACTTTAAAGACTTCTGCTTATCAAAGTAAGCCATCAACTCTGAATTATTGGGCGTACCTGCACTTGGGGTGCGCCCATCAAAACTTATAGTTCCATTAAGATGCTCAATCCTACCATAAATAATACCATCCTCACAACACCATATAAGTGTTGGGTTTAGTCGCTTATCAATCAGCTTAATCATTTTCTTTACTGGAACAATTAGTGGGTAAGCCATTCTCATTGAGCGTAATCTTGGTATAACCTCAACATACGCAATTAAGTTTTTATCCTTATCGAATATCTTAAAGTTCACATCATTAGCATCAAGTCTTTTGAATGAACCACCAAAAATATTTACAAATGTTGTTACGGATTTAAGTTCTCTTATTTTATCCTCATCTGTTTTAAAAGTCGTCATCATCAACTGATTTAATAATTCCTTTCAGTTCAGTAATAATACTTCTAATATCATTCTTTACTGCATCAAACTCTCTGTCTACTAATTTCTCGTAGACAACGGTCAACGTCTTATGACAGCTGTCTATACTGAAGAAGATTCTAAACGCTCTGTCGTTCTCCTCCTTAAAGTTTTCTATACTCATTTCATTTTTCTATAGTATTGAACATTCTCATTATTCTTTTTCTTACTTCATCCTCTTTACCAAACTCAGTTCTTTCGTTTATCAACAATACAATATCTTCAAGTCTCTTGTACTTATCGTAAAATGATGATAATCTGTGCACGTTGTTTGATAAGTTATGCAACTGCTTTCTTAGCAAAAGGACTTCGTCTGCGTAATGTGTTCTATTTATTTTATCTAATAAGTCATTACTCTCTTTAAAATATATATCCTTGCATTGGTGGTATTTATACCTCAACTCATTTGGTTGTATAACTAAATTATCTAAAGTCTTTACATAATATATAATTGAGCTGTGGTCTCTCTTCATTGCTTTACCAATAGAGGTATAGGTATAGCCTGCTGAATGAAGCAACTTAGCGCAAATTAATCTACCCTCTACAATTTCTTTATTTCTTTTCTTATCAAAAATTTCTACATTAAATTTATCTCTAATAATTTTTGTTACTATCTCTAAATCTACATTTACATCTAAAATCTTTTCCATTTAATTTAATTTATCCTTTAAACACTTCTACTTTTATCCCGTATGATTCTAATTCTTTTATTCTGTACTCCTGTAGCTTTGACAACTTCCCATCAGGCTTCTTTACTTCGCTGAAGAGTACGTCTGAGTCACGTGGTATTGCTATCAAGTCAGGTATACCATTCTTATTGGTCTTCATTAACTTAATAACGTAGTACCCCTGCTCCTCAAGCTCTTTTATTCTTCTTGTTTGTATCTGTTGCTCTGTCATAAATATGTTTCTCGGTAGCAATGTAATCAACTAACACTTTAAGGTTCTCACTTGCAAGTAATGACTTACATTTTTTGATGTCATTAAAGTAAGTAGTGCTGTCCTCTCTTGTGAATGCGTTCCATAAGTCGGTGTGCTCATTGTAATGGAACAAGTAATCTGTCAAACTTGTCATAATAATAATTTTTTAAAATGTGAAACTGTATAATCTTTTTTCTTTGTTACTGCTTTGTAGATGTCATATTCAATACCATCCTTGGCGAAGACCCAATACACGTCATTCTCAAGACGTTCTTTGGTGGTCATTCGGTCTTTACTCTGCCAATAGCTTGTTGCGCTAAAGTCAATGTTATAATAAACAAGACACGATGCTTGCCTTAAAGATATACCTTCTCTGCCTGATACAATCTGTAGCGCTATACTTTTGTCTGTGTCTTCAAAGACACTAAGCTCTGTTGTTAGCTCATCACCGAACGCATCCTTGAGCGCATTTAATTCCTCTTTAAACTTATAGAAAATACCAATCTTCTTACCTTTAAAATGTGAATTGATAAACTCTGCTTTGGTGTTATCTATTACCATAGACTTACCGCTCTCAAACTTTACCGTACCTGAATATAATTGGTGTAGCTTACTCATTAACTTCACTGCGGTGTCAGCTAATATCAACTCCTCTTTACCCTCTATTACTAAATCTTTTTTAAGTCTTTTGATTAAGTCATACGTAGACTGCTTCAACTCTACTTGTAAAACATTCTCTGTCGTTACAACTTTAAATCCTGCGTCAGCCTGCGTGTAGTTTATGGTGTATGGTCTCATCACATCGAGAATGCTTGGTAAGCCTTCGCTGTAATCATTAATGAACATACTGCCAATTTTTTTCTGCTTTATCTTAACGTGCTTGGCGCAAAATTTATAAAAGTTTACAAACTCGCTGAACGGGTTATTAGGAATACCATACACTTGATGATACATCTGAGAGAATGACTCAGGCGTTGGTGTACCTGACAATAAAATTACTTTGCTTTTGTATTTTTGAATCACCGACTTCACCAACGAAGCTCGGTTGCTTGGCTTTGGAAAAGCCCCCATAGAATGCGCTTCATCGCATACGATTAAATCCCACTTACATTCGTTGGCTACAAGGTGTAGGCTCTCGTAATTAATTACTTTTAAATTGAACGTACCATTCATTAGATTGTAATCACGTTCAATAGAGTCAATTGCTTTCTTCTTTGTGATAAATAAAACATTCTCAGCACCTATAGCCTTTGCTATGCCTAAACTTGTTAGCGTCTTCCCCGTTCTAACCTCCATAGTAAGATACACGAATCCTTTTGCAGATAGAATCTCTGAGCCCCACTGAATAATGTTCTCTTGGTAATCTCGTAGTTTAAACTTATCTGAACCTGTCATATTATTTTTATAGTAATCACAACTCAAAACAACTCTATCAATTATTTCTTTTGGTGTATAGTATTTTAATGCGTCTTTATTTGGTTTCTTTGTGAGAACAATATTTTTTAGTGACTCACAATATTTCCACATCATCTCATCTGAGTATGATGGTATTCTTTCGAGTATGTCCATTAGATTATTTGTTTGTTACACGTTCCACATCTTACACTTCTGCTATATTTTGGTATTGTTGGTTTCTTACAATCACATATATTTTTTACAACGGGTTTTGGAATAGTTATCTCCGAAAATTTTTCGTCATATATTTTACGCAACTCAATACACTCCTCATACATCTCCTCTTGTTCAAAGTATGAAATCATAATCAATAGCTTGTCTTCCTCTATATCTTCACTTGGCAAGTGAACCACCATATTCAAACCTGAATACAATAAGTCCTCTATTGAAATCTTACCCGTAACTACATTAAATGAATTTAACATAGCAACGTGAATGTATTGTTCGTCTGTCATCTTATTTTTTTAATTAATAATTTGTTATAACAAAACTCAAATGTTAATCCCCAAGCAATTGAAAATATAAATACATCCAACACGCCTAACATCGGCTTATAAAAAATAATTGCAAATGAAATGAACATTAGCATAATAGCCTTAGCCAAATGCCATCCATCCGTAAGGAACGATAGCATCGTACTTGAGAATAAAAATCTCTCTCCGTTTGCTTTTTCGCCCCACTGCCATTTATTTCTCCACGACATATTCCAATCCCAGAACTGGCGGTTCTTTGGAATACTAAAAATTGAAATGTAGTATCTCGTTGATAGCACATCCATTACCGCGTTGCAAAACGCTGCGAGTATTATAAATATTACGCTCATAACTTTTCTGTTTCTTGTTTAACTTCTATAAAAAATAATTCATTAATAATTTCTAATACTTCTACTAATGCATTCTTAGCACCCGCTTGGTATTGGTTGAAATCTGCGTCTAACTCGTTAGCCTTAGTTTCAACTATCTCTCTTAATAATTCAACTCCTGTTCTCATAGTCTATTTATTATTGGTCCAAAATTATTTTTAATTTTCTCTTGCTTATCTAATTCACTTTTCAAATTTGATGCCATCTCTTCGTACCATCTCGCCTTGCTTAAATCTCTATCGACGGGTTGGTTGGGCTTATGCCCCAATCTCATACGATACTTGAACGCATTCATCTCGCAATAAGAAATGTATTTTTCTTTACCCCAAATGTCTATCATCATCTCGTAGACTTCCTTCCCACCAACCTTGTAGTGGAAAGGGTTTATGT